ATGAGAAAGCTGTTGAAGGATATCTACAAGACTGGGCGCTCAATTAGCTTCGAAGAGGTTTCAGCCTGTACCGCTCTGTACAGACCAGGGCCAATGGAGTCGGGCCTGTTGGATGATTTTGTAGCAATCAAGCAGGGCGAGTCATCGGAGATGTACGTACATCAGTCTACAAGAGCTGCGCTGGAAGAGACCTATTCTGTGATCGTCTATCAAGAACAGGTCATGCAAATCGCCAGAGACCTAAGTGGGTTCTCAATGGCTGAAGCCGATATTCTTAGAAAAGCGATTGGCAAGAAAGACGCTGATTTGATGAAAACCATGTCTGAGAAGTTTATCAACGGCGCACAAGCGGGTATGATCGAGGTAGAGCTTGATGATGGAACAAAGAAGACGGTTCATAGACTGACAAAGTTTATCTGCGATGACGGGGTAAAAAGGACCGTCGAAGAGGCGCAAGAAGATGGAGTTGATATTACGTTGTAGGGTTTCACTATGTAGAGTATAGTAACTCAGTAGTGACGAATCGAGGTAAATTGGTGAAGTACAACATTAAGGAAGATGATCTGCGAAAGATGTATGTCGATGATCTGATGCATGTGGCCGACATAGCCTCTTATTACGGCTGTTCAACGCACAACATTAAGCGCATCCTCAAAAAGTTTGCCATCAAACGAGGTAGCGACTTCATGAAGTCTGGCGCGTCGCCAGTTTGGAACAGAGGTAAGACTAAGCACACCGACAAGCGCCTAGAGGCTATTTCAAAGATGCACCAGGGCGAAGGCAACCCAATGAGCGGACGTGAGACTTGGAATAATGGTCTTACAAAACACACGGACAAGAGACTTCAATCTGTCTCCGACAAGCTGTCAAACGTATCAAAGTCACCAAAGCATCGCGAGAAACTGAGTGAAGCCAAGACGGGAAAGTTTGCTGACCAGTCAAACAACTGGCAAGGCGGGAAGTCTTATCAGAATCATCACTTGTATCTCATGAACCGATTCACTCGCGATGGGCAGCGTTGGTACGAACACCGCTGGGTTTCGTGGAAGTATATCATAAAAGAACGAGACTTCCTTGACGACGAAGAGGTGCATCACATCGACAGAGACAGAACAAACAACGACCCGCAAAATCTCATGGTTCTTGCGGCATCAGACCACAATGCACTGCACCAAGCCATAGCGGAGGGTCATTCAAGTAAGAAGGCTCAAATCGAATGGCTGATGCGGAACGAAATCAAATTTGAGGTGTACAATGGCGAAAATTAAATCATGTAAGCCGCTGAGTGACGGTCTTAAGAAAGAAGTTGCGCAAGGGTTGTGGGACGATATTGAGAAATTCGCCTCTTACAGCTTCAACAAGAGTCACTCAGTAGAGTACACGCTGATCTCCTATCAAGCGATGTGGCTCAAGGTGTTTCACCCGTTGGAATTCTTTGCAGCTGCCTTAACGGTGCTGAAAGAAGACAAGCGACCTGGACTGATCAAGGACGCCGGCAAGTGGGGCGTCACTATCTCACCGCCTGATGTAAACTCTTCCACGAATGAGTTTGAAATCCTGTCAGACGATGAATTGATTGCGCCCTTCTCTATCATGTCTGGACTGTCTTCACGCGGTGCAGAGGAGATATTGATTGCCAGAAAGAGCGGGCCATTCAAAAGCGCCAAAGACTTCGAAGATCGCGTTCCGCGTAGAGTTGTGAACAAGACCGTCAGAGAGAAGCTGGACAGGGTAGGGGCCTTTGCAAGGATCGAAAGTCAGATCGCAGCCAATCATCCAGACAGGCGTGTCGATCAGCTGGAGTTAATCTCATCCATCATGACTGGCGGTGCAATCGTGGAACGTGATGTTCACAGAGACAAGGATACAAAGCTTGCATTGATCGAAACGATGGAGAAGTGGCGCGACAACCCTTCTGAGGAAGTTGGCGACGCTGTCTTTGTCGGGCCTCGTATGGGCAAGGCTGCAAAGTTTATGGTCGTCTTCGATGGTCCAGGCTATCATGACGAGAAAGCTGGTAAGTTTGCGATGCAAGGTATCGAAGCCATCGAAGGGGCGCTGTCAGAAGCTGGACTTGAGATAGCAGACGCATACTGGACCGGTTTGTGCAAAACCCCAAAGAAGAAGGGGGAGAAGCTGTACAGTCCTGAGATTATCCATGAGTATTCTAAGCTGCTGGACGAGGAAGTTCAGATGCTTAATCCGCAAGTCATCTTGTGTTTGGGCACCAACGCGATGCGTCACTTCGTGAAGGGCGTCAAGGGATCGATCACGGAACACTCTGGCAAGGTCATTTACCAGAAAGCAACGGACGGTCTTAAGAATGATATCAACATCGTTGTCGGCATCACTCCAGGCATGATCTACTTCGATCAAACCAAGCAGGTTTTGCTGAACGAGGCAATACAAACTGTAGCGGAAATGATCGGTTAGTAAATAAGTCACCAGTGACTGCAATATTTGTTGCAGTCCCACAAATCACTTCGTAATATGAACATACGAACAACAAGGAGACAGCAATGTCAGAAAACAAAGACAAAGACCTAGCGCAAGAGATTGCGGACGATGTGTCTTTTACAGAGGCGGATTTGAATGACAACATGATCCGTCAGCCAAGCTTGGTCGCGCACTATGGCCGTCTTCTGGCTGAAAATCAGTATAAGATGGATCTCTCCAAGCAGAAAATGGAGATTGCCGAGTCAAGGGCTGCGCATCTTATGCGCGAAGAAGCCAATGAAGATGGCAAGAAAATCACCGAAGCGCTGATCAATTCAACGCTTCCGACCATTACATCTGTGGTCGAGGCTCGCATTTCTTACAACAAAGCCAAGCGTGATTACGAGGCGATGAAACACGCACTTGAGGCGTTTCGTCACAAGAAAGACATGATGGTTCAGATTGGCGTTAACCGTCGAACTGAAATGGACAACAAAATTCGTGGACTTGAACTGCGCGATCAAATGGACGGTCAGGAGGACCGTGATCGCGAGTTGCGTCAGGAAGCCAAGAGCTCTTTCAAGGCAGCATAAATAAGTCACGGATGACTGAACGAATCATTGATGAGGCTGTTTAGAAACTGCTATATTAAGTCTCTAAACGCTCAAAAATGAAAATCACAAAACGCAAATCACAGGACAAAATCAAATGGTTGCATCACTTCAAGACATTCTGGACAAAGCCAGCAGAAAAGCTTCAACTGGAAACTTCGTTCGCACAGCAAAGCCCAAACCAGGCAAGTCTGTATGGCGTATTCTTCCTGGCTGGGACAGCAAAGATCCAAATCAGTTCTTTCATGCCTATGGCCAGCACTTCATCAAAGACGCAACAGGTAAACTCAAGATCGTGATCGGTTGCCCCGACAAGACTTTTGATGAACCGTGCGAAGTCTGCGACGCCATCTCTGACGCGGCACGTAACGCGCCAACTGACAAGATGCGTGAGCAAATCCTTGAATCACGCTCCACGCAGCGCTTCTTGTTCAACGCGATCTGCGTGACCGACGACCCAGAGAAAGTTGAAATTCTCGAAGTTGGGTCAGGTTTGTTTCGCGACATTATTGCGAACATCATGGAAGACGAAACGCTGATCGACGCAGCTGATGGTCGAGACTTTGTTGTGACTCGCGAAGGGCAGGGCCTGAATACACGTTACAGCTTGGCTGTTCGTTCCAAAGACAAATCAATCAGCGTGAAGAAGTCCTCGCTGATGGCTCTGAACAACTTGGCAGAATATGTGGCCGAAGACTTCGAAGCCAAGAAGGCGAAAGCGCTCAATGCTTTGGGCGTTTCGTTTGGCACAGCAATTGCAGGCTCTTCTTCCGCAGCTGCTCTGACCAGCGACCTTGACGACGAAATTCCTGACTTCAGCCAAGAAGATGCGAAAGCGGCTGCTGCGAAGGAAATCGAAGACGCAGAGGTTGATTACACCGAGCCTGAAGCAGAAACTAAGCAAGCTGCCGAAGAAACTTACGGTGATGATATCTCGGACGACGATATCGAAAGCATGTTGGCCGATCTGGACTAACACAGAGTTTCTGTAGTGGGTGTCAAAGCCCATTGACGGAAATGAGGCAGAGATTGCGCACCCCCATTGGGAGGGGGAAGGCGGGTCTCTGCTATATTATTCAACAATTTGGTTCCTTAGCTCAACAGGATAGAGCAGCCGACTTCTAATCGGCAGGTTGAGGGTTCGAGTCCTTCAGGGACCGCCATGTTGGTGTAGCTCAGTGGTAGAGCAGCGGTCTCCAAAACCGCGTGTCGGGGGTTCGATTCCCTCCACCTTCGCCAGTTTGAAAGAGACAAGCATGACCGACTATCTCTTGATAGATGCTAACAGCATTGGGTTTGCCGCTCAGTCCATGCGCAAGCTGCATATGAACGAAATGGAGACGCAAGCAATCTTTGGCGTCATTCGTTCTGTTCGTCTGTTGTGTGACGAGAACCCAAAAGCAAAGCCAATCATCTTTTGGGACGGGCGCAGCTGGAGATACGGTCCGTTGCCTTCGTACAAAGACGGACGTGAGAAAGACCCAAAGGCTGCTGCTGAACGCAACACCTACAAAGAACAGCGCCCGTATATCTCAAGAGCCCTAAATGCTCTTGGTGTTGAACAGCACATGGCTGCAAATCAGGAAGCTGACGATCTGATTGCACGAATGGCGTGGGAGCTGCCCTCAAACCTGAAAGCGACAGTTGTTTCAGGCGACAGAGACTTGCTGCAATTGGTGAAAGAGAACGTGGACTGGCTAAACCCCATTCGTCTGCCAGGTGGTCGCACACCTAAGCTGTTGCGCGTCACTCATGAAAGCTTCGCAGAGGATACAGGATATGAAGACGCTTCTTCCTTTGTGAAGGGCAAGTCATTCTTGGGCGACAGTTCAGACAACATCATCGGCGTCGAAGGCATTGGAGCCAAGTCAGCGCCGATGGTCGTGAAGACATGGCCCAACATCAAGGACATGATCGAAGACATAACGCTACGCGGTGACGCGGCAATTCCAGCGTCACTGTCACGCTACAAGAAAAAGCTGAAGGACTTTGCTGCCTCAAAAGAAGCACAACGTCGGTATCTGACCAACTTCAAGCTGATGCGTCTCACGGATACTTTCATCCCAGAGCCCGTAAATTATCAGATTTCAAAACCAGAGTTTCAGCCAGAAGCCTTCAAATTGCTGTGTCAGGAGTTGGGCTTTGTCTCAATCATGAAGGACTTCGATGGCTGGACCAGGGTTTTCGCAGAACGATCCGCTTAAGGGTTTGTTCTTTCGCAGTATCACAGAATGCAAATTGGAGAACGCACATGAGTTTTATGGACGAAATGGAAAAAGCTGTTGGCAAAAATGACGAGCCAACCAAAGTAAGAACGTGGCTGAACACGGGTCATCCGCTGCTCAATGACGCAATTTCTGGAAGCTATCACGGCGGGCTTCCGCTTGGTCGCATGGTCGAAATGTTCGGACCACCTTCATGCGGCAAAACAGCAATCGCAACACAGGCTATGATCTGCGCACAGAAGCTTGGCGGCGTTGCGATGTTCATGGATCATGAGAACAGCTTTGATGAAGGTCTTGCAGCTACAATGGGGCTCGACATTGAAGGTCGCTGGATCTTCAAGACGCCAGATACATTTGAGCAGTCTGTAACCATCGCAGCCAAAGCGTCTGCACACATTCGCGCCAACAAATTGATCCCAGCTGATGCGCCAATCATTGTTGTCTTTGACAGTCTCGCGTCCATGGTCCCGCGCTCCAAGTTTGATAAGGAAATGGCAGAGCATAACATGAACGACAAGTTGGCGCTGCCTGCTGCAACGTCTGCTGCCTTCCCAGTGATCGCCAAGATGTGCGAAGTCAATCAATGGACGCCACTGTTCTTGAACCAAGTCAGAGATAATATTTCCGGCTATGGTGAAAAACACAAAACTCCCGGCGGCAACGCTCCTGAGTTTTATGCCTCTACAAGGATCGCGCTCAAGCGCACCAAGAAGACAAAGGGCTCTGGCTCAACCAAAGTCACAAACGGTCAGACGATCACCGCAGAAACAGTCAAGAACAAGGTGCATCGTCCCTTTGAACGTTGTGAGTGGGACTTCATGTTCACTGAGACAGGCGAAGGTAAGTTCGACCCAATCGGCTCAGTCTTGGATCACTTGGTCAACATCAGCGTTGTCGAGCGTAAAGGCGCAAGAATTACGTGGGAAGGCAAGTCTCTGTACCGCGATGATATCGTCTCTCGGATCGAGGAGACTGGTGATCGTATGCCTTTGTACTCGCTTCTGCCTGGTTGGGAAGAAGACAGAGCCGCAAGTTCTGGCGTGATCGACTGGAACGCATAAATCTGTCAGAAAAACATGTACGTTTTTCTGACAAAAGGTGCAT